CCGGCCCTCCTCGATGTCGAGCGCTGCAGCGGGCGGCTTGCCGCTGATGTCGCCACCACGCGCTGCGAAGTTGGCATAGGCGGTTGCCCGCTGGTCGTAGTCTGCCTTCCACTTGCGCTGGGCGACTTCGACCTCGGCCTTGGCGACCTCCATACCGCGCGACGACCGGAGCTGGGCGAACCGTGGCACGTTGAGGTCCGGAGCCGGGCCAAGCCCGAACGTCCCGTCGGCGCCGGGGGCATAGATCCCCGGTGCGACCTCGGCCGGAGCGGTAACTTCCGGAGTTACCGGCGCTGCCGGTGTCCCAGCCGGCGCTGCCGGAGTTCCAGTCGGTCCGGGAGCCGCTGGCGCTGCAGTGCCTGCGGTGCCGCCAGTCGTCGGTGCGACCGGCGTACCAGTCGCAGCCGGAGCAGCCGGTGTCGCCGGCACCGCGCCGCCACCGCCACCCATCCCCAGCGCAGCCAGGTCCTGCTCGTAGGCGATCTGTTCCGGCGTCTTGTAGCCGGGGCCTTCCTTGAACGCGGTCAGCGTGCTGTTGAAGGCGTTGGTGTAGATCTGCAGCTCGCGGCTATCCATGTAGGCCGCAGCCTTGGCGTCGTAGACCGGGCGCTGGTCGGGTGGCGTCGAGTTCAACCGGTCGAGCGCCGCCTGCAGGTGCTCGGATAGTTCCGGCAGCTCCTCCTCACCAGCCGCCTTGACCAGAAACTTGTCGAAGTCGTCCGGCGCCATGCCCATGATCATGCCGCCCATCTCGTTCGGCGACAGCACCTTCTTGCTGATCCGCTTGCCGGTCTCCTCGTTGATGTAGCTCATCACGTAACCGCTCTGCGCGTCGCCGGTTACCTGAATGTCGCGCCCGTCCGGGATCTGGGCGTAGGCTTTGACCGCAGCCTCGACTGCCGCCTCGGTGTCACCGGCCTCGAGCGCCGCTTGTGCGATGGCGGAATACTGACCGTAGCGCACCCGCATATACTGAAGGTACGCGCCCGCGATCTGCACCGCCTTCTGCGACTGGCCGCTGGTGACGTAGTAGCCATAGAGCAGGCCAGCCGTCCGCATGTGCAGCTCGCTCTCGCTGAGCTCGACGCCGTTCTTTTCGGCCCAGCCGCGGATCACCTGATGGGCCTGCGCCACCTCGCTTTTCTTGAGCGAGAACCGGCCGTTAATGTAGGCGCTGGCAGCGCTCGGCGTGCCGTCGTCCGGGGTGTTATCCTCGACCTGATCGAGCGCCGGGTCGTTGCCCGGGAAGAAATTGTCGACCAGCCAATCGCTGCCCTCGCGGACCGCGTTCTTGCCGTCCTCGTAGCTGTCGCGGACCGTCTTGCGGCCGTCCGGGGTGACGATGTGACCGTCGGCGCTGACCGTCCACTGGTTGGTCACCTCGTTGATCGACGCCTGCGCCGGCCCCAACTCGTCGACGGCGCCGCTGCCCGGCGCCGCCGTGGTGAACCCGGCATCGCTGCTGCCGGTCATCTTATCGCGGTTGATCGGTGCGCGGAGCGGCGTCGGTGGCGTCATCCCGGCGGCGTTCAGCGCCTCCGGGTCTGCCGATGCAATCGGCTCCTCGGCTGCGCCCATGTCGAGCGCACCAATCTCGCCCCGCCTGACTGGCCCTGTCCCCGGACCCGCCTTACGCGCGGCGATGGTCTCCATCTGTTCCTGGACCCAGTTGGCGCCCTTGTAGGGCTCCTTGGCTTTCGCGTCCAAACCGGGCCGCTGCAAGACCGGCCGTGCGGTCTCGGTCGGGGTATAGCTACCGGTGCCACCGGTCTTCCCCGACAGTTGCTGGATCTTGACGTCGAGCGCCCGCACCATGGCGTCGCGCGTCGCTGGCGGCATGGTGGTGTCGGCAGCGATCTGTTCACGGCGCTGCTGCGCCCGCTGCAGCTCGGCAGCGTGCGAGCCTTCGCTCGGGGTGTAGTTGGTCGGCGGCGTGCCACCGGGACCGCCAGCCGGACGGATGTTCGGCTGAATATCGACAGTATCGCCGGTCGACGAGGTCGGGTGCTGACCGGGGCGCGCGGGCGGGTTCGGCACCGCCATGGTGTTGGCCGTCGAAGACGTAGCCGGGTTCTGCTCCGCTGGAGCTGTGTCGTCCTTGGTCCGGCTCTCCTTTGGCGCGAGCGCCGGCCGCAGCACCGGGGTCGGCACGTCGATATCCACCGCACCCGGAATGACGAAGTCCTGCTCGGGGTAGATCAGGTCGGGGTCAGCGATCTCCGGGTTGGCTTTGACGATGTCCATGTAATCGTCAACATTGTACTTGTTGGCGATGTCCCACAGCGTGTCGCCAGGCTGGACGTCGTGGACCTTGTCGCCGGTCGGCACCTGACCGCCTGCTTGTTCGGCAGGCTCCGGGTAGGCCGGTATGTCGACCGCTCCTGCCACACCTCCACCCGGTCCAACCGGTCCGGCCGGGCCAGTGGCTGGACCACCACCCCCTGCGGGCAGGTTCATCGCCTTGTTGAACTTGTCGACGTACTGCTGGCCGGTGATGTTGTAGTCGCTGGCTGTCGCGCCGCCCGCGCCAAGCGGCTGCCCGGTAAACCATGCCGACGCCGCGTCCTGCAACGTACCGAATTTCTCGACATAGCCGCCGAAGCGATGATCGAAGATCTGATCCTGAATGCTCGGGTTGGCCAAGAACTCGGCCGGTGTCACCACGCGACCCAACGCCGCCTGCGACCATTCCGGCAGGTTGGCGGGCATCACCTGATAGGCACCGAGAGCACCGCTCCGCTTGTTAACCGCCGCATAGCCACCGCTGCCGACGCTCTCGATCGATTGGATCGCGCGCCGCGCCCGATCCATGACGTCATAGCCACTGGTCGCCTCAGCGCCTTCGCCCGTGGTTGGGAAGAAGTCCTGCGAGAAGTAGGCACCGCCGAACAGCTGCCCGCTGTTGAACGCCTTGAGCAGCGACTGGTCGGCGCTGTTAGTGTACTGGCGCGATGCTGGCCCCCGGACCAGCCCGCCAGCCCCCCACATCGCCGAGGGTCGACCGTCGCCGGAGAACCCGCCATGCGCCGACATGCCCGGATAGAGCCCGATCCGGTTGAAGCCCATCGTGGCGATGATCCGGGCCCGCTCGACGTGGTTCCATTTGCTGCCGTCGGCGCGGTAGCCGATGAAGTCGATCTCGCTGCCTGAGGCATGGCTGAGATGGCCACCGCCAGCCCCGGCAGTCACCACCAGCCGGATGCCCATCTGCTCGGCGGTCGCTTGCCCGCGCTGCATCGCCGCGATGGTCCGCGGTTGCACCCCGCGCATCGACGTGCGGTCACCGATCGCGACCTTGAACTTGTAGGCACCATGAGGATGCTGCGCAGCGGTTTCAGCTGCCCGCTGACGTATTGCGCGCTCTTGTTCTTCTGGTGTCACCCCGGCGTCGGCAATATTGGTACCTGCTATCGCCTCAGTCCCGGGTAGGTCAGACACCCCCGCCGTCGCCTTTGGCTTAGGCGTCGGCACCACCGTCCCGGTCGCAGTCCGGGTCGGCCGTCCTTTCGGACCCGGCACGGTGACGCCCTTGCCAGTGACAGCGGGCGGCGTCGCCAGCGGCGACGACAGGCCAGCTCCCGGTGTCACCGCGGTTCCCGTCGTACTGCCAGCGCCACCTTCGACAGCGGTCGCGCTCGGAGTGAGATCGAGCGGCGAAGGGTTATAGCCCGAGATAAAGTCAGTGAAGTCGGCCCCCTGGCCGGCAATCTCGCCAGTGCGGGCGTTCATGTAATCGATCTGGGCGCGACGGTACTCGTTGTCGAGCCGTGCCGCTTCGCGCGACGAGCGCGTCCCCAGCGCTTGCGAGACTGCACCGAACGCCGCCGTGAAGTCCCTGATTTCCTGCGCGAAACCCATCGGTAACTTCCTAAGTTAGATGGTGAGCGCTCCCACCTGGGGCTGCGCCGGCTTCAGGCTCGGTGTAGCACCGGTCTGGGCAACCAGTCCCTGCTTATCCTTGGGAGCCTTGTCGATCAGCTTCTGGAAATACTCTTCGCCCTTCCACTTGACGACGTTCTGCGGCACGACGAACTCGCCGGGGGTCAGCTTGGCGGGCACCACGTCGGTGTCACCGACGGCACCCCCGAGCGCGTAGCCCTCCTCGACCATGCCGCCTTCATCGAAGCCGGGCAGGAAGCTGCGCAGCACGCCAGCCCCGGCGCCGATCAGCCCACCGATGCCGCTGCTCTCCTGCGCCTCGACCTGCTGGCGCTGGGTCTGGGCGCTATACAGGCTGACCCGGTCCGCGAAATCGGTGTGCAGCGTATCGAGCCATGTCCGGATGTTGTCGAGGCCGAGCTTGGCCCACTCGCCCGACGCCATCCGCATGTCGCTGGCGGCCTTGCCAGTGGCGACGGTCTGCTCGACTGCCTGTCCGCCAGCCGCCCTGACTTGGTCGAGTTCGGCGCCGACCTGCTGCGGGTAGGTCCGGCCGACATTGACCATGCCCTGCTGCGCCTGCAGCCCGGCTTCAGCGATCGCACCGGCCTGGATCTGCCGGTCGAGCGCGATCTGGTAGCGGGCGTCACCCTCCTGCCGGGCCGCATCAGCTGCCTGAGTGCCAGCCCCGGCCTTGGCCGCGCCCTCGGCGAGGTTGGCGCCGACCCGGAGGTTGAGCGCCGCGCCGGAATTGGGGTTGATGCCCTGATCGAGCAGCGCCCGCTCGATTGACTGCTTCTCCTGCGAGAACGCCTGCGCCACCCCGGCTTCGGCCTTGCCAGCTTGATACTTCTGGTTGGCTTCGGATTTGAAGGCGAGTGCGTCAGCCTTGAGCTGCTCGACCTCGCCATCCATGTCCTCGGCGCGCTGCTGAAAGTCGTCGATCTCCGCCATCTGCTCGTCTTCGAGCTCGTAATACGTCCCCTCCAGCCGGGCGCGGTCGGTCTGGGCGTTCTTGAGCTGGAAGTCGCGGATGTAGTCGAGGTCTTCGATGACGTCCTTGTTGAGCGACTTGGCGTCCTTGTACCATTTGCGGGCGAACTTCATCTGCTTCTGGCGCTGGTTTTCAGCGACCTTGCGCTGTTTGCCCAGCGCCTTGAGCAGCTTGTTATACTTGGGCGGCTTCGGGGCCTTGTCTTCGTTAGCCATCGAGGATCTTCCCGCTTGGGGCCTCATCGTAGCGTGCAGGGATCTGGTCCGGCAGGATCAGCCCCATGTTGACCAGATCGACGAATGTCACCGCGCGCTGATCCTTATCACCAACCGAACCGATCAGCACCTCCAGCGCCTGCTTGATCGCGCTGACCGACACCAGTAGCGACATCAGTTCGGCTTTCGGCACCGGGATCGCGGAGAGGCGGAGGTTCTTGGCCATCAGACGTCGTTCAGCTCCTTGACGCTGTTGGCCATCTGCACCGACTTGATCTTGACCTGACAGGTCAGCAGCAGCTGCCAGAAGTCGGCTTTCCAACCGGAAGAGGGGCGCATGAGTTGCCCGGATTTTACCAACGGCCGATCCATCGCCACGTGATGACCGTCAGCCAGCACCTTCACGCGCCCCAGTGCCCCCGGGGGAGTGCCGGGGAGCACGTCGAAGTAGAGCTTGAGAGCTCCGAAATTCCGGACTTGGTTGGTCTGGAACACCTTCGAATTCCAGTAGACGACCTCGAGCGAGGTTTCGATGTCGACCATGTCGAGCCACCAGACCTTGCCGCCCTTGATCTGGAACAGCTCGCCCGACCATGGATCGGTCAGCACGTTGACCACCGCAATCGGGCTGGTCAGCTGGACGATGCCGACATTGGCGACGGCCGGATCGATCAGGATGCCGATGTAGGCGCCGCTCAGGTCCTCCTGTTCGAAGTCGAGCGGATCGAAATCTTCCTCGTCGAACACCCCGATCTGGGTCGAGCCGAACGCGTAATAGGCGGTACCGAGGCGGGCGGCGCGCAGCCGCGACAGCACCGTCAGCTTCTGCCACTTGTCCTTGGTCGCCGCGTCGCGGGTGATGTTGTCGATCACTCCCGGCCCGACCAGCTGCAGCCCGGACGGCGAGGCGTAGTAGACGCCCTCCGGCGACGACAGGATCGAGCCGCGGCTCAGGCACGGCTCGAACACCGTCAGCTTGGCCATCGAGATGAAAGCGGGATCGGTGCCAGTGGCAACCGACGGGTAGCCCTGCGTGCAGACCACGCAGCTCTGACCCAGCACCCCCAGCCCGACGATCGGATACTCGACGGTCTGACCGTATTTCGCCGGCCAGGCATGCATGCGATACGGCTCGCAGAACCAGATGTCGTTCTGGGTCCAACCCGTCACCATGCCGTTCGGCATCGCCACCGCGCCGACCAGATTGGCGGGCGGCGGGGTATAGAAGGTCGAGCTGATCTGCTCGTTGAGAGCGATATCGGCATCGGTCGCGGTGTCGGTGAAGACAATCGATGCAGCACCCGCCAGCGGCTTCTCCTCGACAAAGAAGAACGTCGCCACGCCGCTGTCCGACGTTACCGTCCGGTAGAGGCGGATCTTGGTCAGGTTACGGTCGGTGCCCTGATCGGCCAGCGGCGGCGGCGCGCAGGTGACCGTGTAGGTGGCGTCGATCTTGTCCTTGACGTTGGTCGGCGGGCTCGGTGCGCTTTCCTCGCCATAGGCGCTGACCCACGTGTAGACGTAGGCGCGGGCGTTGACGACGTCGACGCCGCCCGAGAACGTCACCCCCGGCGGCACCGACGGCGGGTTGATGCCGAGCAGGAACGGCGGCAGCGGGGTCGGCACCCCGGCGACCTTGTTGGTGATCCGGGCGTGGGTGTTGTAACGCGGCGGGAAGCTGTCGGAGAAGAAGTAGTAGCGGTCGTGAATGTCCTGAAACACCTGCGAGCGGATAACGTTGGTGTTCGGGCTGGCGAACTCCATCCAGGTGCTTTCGTAGAGGTAGTCGGCGTCGGTATAGCTCTTGGGGATCCGGTAGACGAAGCCGGCGCTGGGATCGACCAGCGTGTGCAGGTCCTTGGGCTTCGGCAGCGGCCGCAGCGCGCCCGAATACAGGAAGCAGTTCTCGGCGTAATGGGCAGCGGTGTCCGGCAGCAGGTTCTCATCTACTGCCGGAAGCATGCCTCCGAAACTGCCGATCCTGATGGTCGCCACCGGTAACTCGTCGAGTTACTCGGCTTTGCGCGACTTCTCACGCTCCTCGAGCGACTTGCGGCCAGCTTCCTGCTCGGCCTTGGTCGTCTCGGTGAGCCCCGGCTCTGGCTTTTTCTCCTGATCGGTCAGGTTGACCTGCGGGTTTTCGCCGGGCGCGCCTTCATCGGTGCCACCATCGCTGTCGAGGACTTCGGTTTCCATCGCGGCATCGTCGGTTTCTTCCTGAAGCTCAGTGTCTTGCTTCTTTCTCGCCATGGTTCGCTCCCGGTTTTGCGCCGCCGTAGCGGCTCGATGACCCACCTTGGGTCAAGCCCACATTCTGCTTACGCCGCAGCACCGTCTTCAGCTTGGGTATATGCCGCCGCGGGCGGCGCTGCTTGATGATCATATCCCGGTATGGATCAGTTTTTTCACAAAGGTTGTCGGCTGCATCTTGTTGATCGGGGTCGCGGTGCCAAGCCCGAGACCGGTAGCCCCGACCCCCTGCACCGGCACGCTGCGGGTGACCGTCCCCACCGCCCAGTCGGTCTTCGACTGCACCACCATCGGCAGCGAGTGATCGTGCGGCGGCAGGTTGGGAACGGTGATCGTCACCGTCTCTGCACCCGCGTCGTGGCCCATCTGGTAGCCCGACCCCAGCTTCGACGACTGGGTGCCGTTCATGTTGGTGATGCCAGCCAGCACCACGCTGCGGAAGTCGGGGATCGCAAACGTCGTCAATCCGGTCGAGACGCCATAGGGCGCGTGGATGCCGGTGTGGATGCCGGTCTGGGCTGGCGAGGCGACCGTCGCCACTGCGGGACCCTCCCACGTCTCGGAAATCCGAAATGCGTTGACCGAGAACCCGGCCGAGATGATGCGATAGGTCTTGAGATCGGCGGTGATGATGCCACCCGGCAGCACCCCGGTCGACTGGAAGGCAACGATGTCGCCGGGTCGGCGCCCGTGCGCAGTCCATGAGATCACTGCCGGGCTGGCTGGCTGGGTAATTGTCACCGTGCCGGATTTGACCAGCTTGGCAAACAGCTCGGGATAGGCCGCAGCTGACAGCGCCTGACCGGCGCACTCGAGCCAACCGGCCGGGATGTCGACACCGACGTAATCGATGATCGTACCGATCGGAAACAGTCCGCTGCCAGTGACCTCGTGGTCAGCGTTCCAATCCTCAGCCTGGATCTTCGACGGGTCGCCACCAACCGGCTTGGTCGAGACCCGTGTGTGCCTGACCCTGATCGCCATTATACCGGCTCCTCCTGCGGCGGCGGATCGAAGCCACCCTCGTCGTTTTCGGTCCAGCCAATCTGCGGCGGTGGGTCCTCAGTTTCGAGCACGTATCCTTCAGCCTCCAACCAATCAGGCTGAAGGTCTTTGGCGTTCGAAACCACGATCCGATTGACGATCACCCCATCTTTCACCTGCCGGTAAATGCTCATACGACCCTCACAAATTCATCGACGTAGACGACGCCGTCACCACCAACCAGACCCGGAACCGGCGTGCTGATTGCCGAAATATTGCCACCGCCCCCGCCACCCAGTCCGCCAGCCAATCCACCAGCCGTGTTGCCGCGACCGCCATGGCCCCATTCCGACGTTCCGCCATTCCCTGGCATAACGATAGTTGACGACAGCTTGAACGCTGGAGAACCCATATTCCCCCGGTTCGACCGTGTGCAGTTGGCAGGACTAGTTCCATAATTTCCGGGGTTGGCGACGCGCGGTGCGGCAGCCGAAGTCCCTGCCGAACCACCGCCGCCACCACCCACGCTGGCCGTACCGAAGGAAGTCGCCCCACCTGTATTGCCGTTGTTCGCTCCAGCCGCTGGAGCCGCACCGCCAGCACCGATTGTCACCGTGTAGGACGCCGCCGGGTTGACGATATCCACTTCGCCATAGCCCCCGCTCGCACCGCCACCAGAAGCCCCGATCTCAGTCGCCGTCGCATCGGCACCGCCACTCGAACCGCCGCCGCCAACCAGTCGCGCCCGAATAAAGTCGACATGGGCGGGGGTGGTGTAAGTGCTTGAGGCGAGGATCGTGACTGTACGGAGGAAAGCGTATTTCAGCGGGATGTGCCGCCGCCACCAGAGCACCACGCAAGTGTTGGCAGCAAACTGCCAGAACTCCACGCAGTCGCCGACACTCGGCGTGATGTCTGCCCCACCCGGAATTTGCAGCGCAGCGCTGTTGACCAGCGTCACGTCGTTCCGGTTCCAGTTGAATATGAACCGACGCCCGGCCTTGAAGTTGGCGAGCGTGATGCCAGTGATCGAAACCGGGCCATTGTTGACGAGGAAGGTGCCACCGTCAGGGACGACGGTGTTTGCCGCAACAACGATACTCCCGGCATGTTCCCACAGCGCCGCGAGCGCGTCCGGGGTCACCGTGCTTTTAGCGTCGGTCCCGGTCAGAACCTCGGCGGTCGAGGCGAAGCCGTCATAGGGCGATCCGTCGCGGTTGAAGTATTGCGTGACGCGATACTGTCCCGCGCCTTGGCAAAGGATTTCCATGTGGTCGTCGGCGACGACTTGATGCCCGGTTCCGCCCGGCATCGAGAACGACCCGGTATTGGAGATCATCGGAGCACCCGTGAAGCGGACCTTGACCCGCCGCCCGGATTTCTCAGTGGCGAACGAGATGCCGCCCGTGATCGCCGTCGAGCCGCTGATGATGAAGTAGCCGCCCTCGCCAAGCACCACCGACGCCGCCGCCGGAACCGACGTGCCCGTCTCCCACAGCGCGGCGAGCGCGTCTGGCGTCACCGCTTTCGCAGTGTTGGTGCCAGTCAAAACCTCAGTTGTTGATGCCAGCTTGTGGCTATCAAGCCCTGCGTTCTGCCTAAGTATTTTTGTAACTCTGCGAACTGTACTGCTTATCTGAATGACTTCAACTATATCGCCACCAGCACAAGCCATATTCTCAGCGCCGTCACAATACAAATTGGCGCTATGAATGAAGTTCATCGCGGCGCCAATGTAAATATAGGCCCGCCGTCCATTCTTTGCTGGTGTAAACGTAATGGCGCTAACATCTACACTGCCACTGGTGTTGAACCCACCGCCCTCGGTCAGGTCTATAGTCGCCGCCGTGGGAACGGTAATCACTTGCTCCCATAGCGCCGCGAGCGCGTCCGGCGTCACCGCCTTGGTCGTGTCGGTGCCGGTCAAAACTTCAGTGGTCGAAGCAAAGTTCGAGGCGGGAAGCGTCCCGCTGTACTTAGTAATGCTGTGTACCCGCCGCGTCCCCGTGGCGGTCTGGACGACTTTGAACTGGTCACCCGGCGCGAACGTCGTGTCAACTTGGCCCGGCAGGAAAAGCGTCGCTGAGTGGACAAAGACCTGCGACACCCCGCCCATCAGAATGGTCGCCTCGCGGCCGTTCTTAGGTGTCGCGAAAAGGATGTCGGTGATCGGCGTCGCCGAGCCGGTGACGGCGAAGTAACCGCCTTCTCCGAGCGTCGCGACGCCAGCGACCGGGGTCACATCGGGACCACGCTCCCAGATCGCGGCGAGCGCGTCCGGCGTCACCGCTTTCGCAGTGTCGGTGCCAGTCAGAACTTCCGTGGTAGAAGCTGGCGTCGCCGGAAACGTCCCCGGCTTGCCGCTGATCTCCGTCCAACCCACCGTGCCGGCGATCGCATGATCAGCGTTCCAGTCAGACGGCTGGACCTGATTGGGATCGGTCCCGTCGGGGATACCGGAGACCTTGGTGTGCTTGATTGTCAGGGCCATCAGCAGTTCCTCACCGCTATGAGGACGCAGTCTTCCTTGATCTGCCCGCCGTCGGTGTGAACCCGCACGGTAACTTTGTAAATTACCCCGGCCTGGCCACTGCTGATGAAGAAGACGACGCCCAGAAGATCCTGGGTCAGTGCGTAGCTGTCGACAATGAGCGGTGAGGCGTCGCTGGGACCGCTGTCGACGCCGGTCTCGAACATTGCGCTCTCGAGCAGTTCGCCGGTATCGAGCCAGTCTTCCCAAGTGATCGCGTAGCGCTTGGTCTCGTCGGGGTCCTTGACGAATTTCACCAGCGCGCTCATCGCCTTATCCTCGGTGCGACATAGGACTTGCGATCTTCCCGCAAGCGCTCGGCTACGACGTGCGCTGCCGGAACCCGAATAGCAGAGTTGTCGTCGTACTCATAGCCGCCGGACCCCGAGAAGAAGGCGACCTCGTAGAACCCCGCGGCGTAGAAAGCGTGATGGGTCGGGTGATCACGGTTCGGCGCCGGTCCCTTGGGGTGACCCTGCACCGCGACCGTCTGCCGTTCCCATGGCACCCGGATGATCTCGCTGTCGGTGTAGTCGAACGACCAACGGCCTGCCTTGGCAGTGAGCACGTCCTGATCTTCGACCACCGCCAGATCGGCGAAGGCGATGATCCCGGTGTTGATCGCAGCGACGTCGAACGTCGTCTCGGTCACCGCCAGATCGAGATCCGCCGTCGTCGCCAGCTCGGCCTCGACAACGTCCGCGAGCTCGACCAGCGCGATGTCGAAAAGGTGCGCAGCGATGGTGTCGGCAGCGAGCGTGTCGAAGAAGTCCTCGGTCACCGCCAGATCGGCGTGAGTGATCGAGGTGACGTCGGCAATCAGTACATCCGGCTGCTCGTCTATCGCAAAATCTGCGAACGCAACGATCCCGACTGTAGCTGCCAGAACGTCCGGGGCCTCGGTGATCGCAAAGCTGAAGATCTCACCGCGCAGCGCCGCAGCGACCAGGACGTCAACCGCTTCAGTCGTGGCTAGGGTGAGCGCGTTCTCGAGATGATCGAAAGCGACGCCGTAGAACCCCGCAGGATTGAAGCCATTGGTCCCGGCCATCGGTAACTTGCCGAGTTACCGGTACTTGCCGCGCTTGGCTCCGGGCTTGGTGCCGCCCTTGCCGGGTTTCTTGACCAAGCCGCCTTTCTTGAAGCCCTGCGTCGGGGTCGCGGCACGTTGCATCTGCGGCCCGGCTGGAGCTGCCGGTGCCGGCGCGCGTGCGGCGACCGCCCCACCCTTGGGGCCACGTACCGCAGCTGTCGTCCCCATGCCACCAGCCTGCGCCGTACCCTTGGGCGGGCGCATGGTTGCCGGCTTGGCGACGGCGGTGGGCTGCGCCGTACCCTTGGGCGGGCGCATGGTTGCCGGCTTGGCGACGGCGGTGGGCTGCGCCATCGTCGGCGGCGCCGGGCGCTGCGGTGAGGTCTTGGTCAACGGTGCCGGACGCGCCTGCATCGTCGGCGTCGGCTTGCTCGGGGGTAGTGCCATGGCATTCTCCTATCCGTGCGTAATAGTCCCTGAATTGATCTGGACGGTCTGACCGGCCGAGATCGCCGTCGAGTTGATAATGATGTCGGCGCCGGAGGTACCCACCGTCAAACCCGAGGCGACGACAGCACCGGTACTGTCGCGCAACTCGGCTTTGGCCGCTGTACCGGATGCCGACGCCACTGCCGACTTAGGCATCCCCGCAAACGTCAGCACCGCTCCCGACACCGTGCCGGCAGGGTCAGCAAGAGTAATCGTCGCCAGCACCCCGGTCGCACCGGACAGCGCCGAGGTGCCGATGACCAGCGTGGCGGCGCCAGCGCCGGCATCGAGCGCGGCTTCGACCGCGTTCATCCGGCTGGTCTTGAGAGCTGCAGCGTAGACGATCGGCATCGCTATCTCCTGAGCATCGGCATGAACTGCTGGGGAAACCGCCAGCGCTGCGCTCCGCGAACGTGCTGGTGCAGGTAATCGACTTTGGCGAGGGCACCGATGCCGTTGCGGAACTTCTGGCCGTGCAGCACCGCGATCTCGTCATTGGTCCACGGCTTACCCTGCTGCGACGCCATCTTGTAGACCAGCCCATCGGTGATCAGGGCGTGATAGCGTTCGAGGATCCAGGTCGGGCACTGCGGAAATCCGGCCTTGGTCACCGGGTCGAGCACGGTCAGCGACACCCGGACGACGCACGCCTTGGGCTCGGATGGGGCGCGGCCCCACTGCAGCCAGCCCGGCTCCGGCATCGACGACGGGATCTGGGCGGTTTCAATCGAGGTATCGGCGTAGCGGAGGAACAGCAGATGGACGATCCGACCGGTCACCGGAACGATGCTGTAATCGAGGACGCCCTGCTCGCAGTCGAAGGGGATGTCCTCCCACCAGATGTCGCTTTCGCTGAGCAGCTCGTCGAGGACGTTATACAGTTCATAGGCGATGCCGTCCTTGATCGCCCCCGGCAACTGGACCTTGGCGTTATTGAGGATCCGGTCGAGGATCGCTTTGCTCGGCGGTGACAGGGTCATTGCTGCCTCAACGACAGCTGGATGGTGAAGGCGTTGAAGAAGGCGGCAGACCGCGCATCGGTGGTCTCCTCCTCGTCGCGGAGCTGGGCGTGCCCGCAGACGAAGAACAGGATAGCACGGCGGTAGAACTCGTCGATATCGACCGGCGTCGCCGACAGCACGTATTGCGGAGTGGTCTCGTAGCGGAGAAACAAGTCGCGGCGCAACTTGTGAGCCTGCTGCAAGGCCAGGTTCAGCCCGGAGACCAGCTCATCGTCGGCATAACGATACGGGACCAGCGTGTCCTGAAGCAGCACACGCGCTTCCTTGACGTAGTCCTCCACCGTGTCCAGCATCGTGTCCTCTCGTAACTTGCAAAGTTAGGGCGTCCCTGCGGAACGCCACCGCAGGGACGCTACTCGACAGCATGAGGCACAGGGAAACGAGAGGAAACCTTATGCCTTCAGCACAATCGCTTCCGCGATCGCGATACTGTCGAGAACCTTCCAGCCGTAGATCTGCAGGCCACGCAGCAGGGTCGAGAAGCTGAGCTCGGAGCGCAGCGTTTCGATGTTGGTGAACTGCGAGGCGAAGGTCAGACCGTGCGGATGTCCGGCAAAGATCGGCGTCTCACCGGTTGCCAGCGCCGGCGGACCGGTTACCGGACCACGCGGCAAGAGGTTGGAGACGTAGACGGTGAAGCGATCGATCTGGCCGATCCTGCCGTTGCGCAGCGGGGAGATGCTGTCGCCGGTCAGGTATGCCTGCCGAAGCTCGGACTGCTTGAGCATCATCGCCGCCCAGGCGGGGATGATCACCCAGCGACCGCTCTCCGGGATGTTCTGCTCGTCGAGCACCTGACCGAGACGGAGGATGACGTCGAGGATTTCGACCTGACCAGTGGTCGGTGACCGCGCCACTACGCTGAGCGGGGTACCGGTGACACCGAGGTTGACGTCGCCGGAGATCATACCGGCCGCAGCGCCGCGGTTCTTGGCGTGCGCCGCACCGAGCATGCCGAGCAGCACCGCGCGGTCGACGACGATCTTCATCTGCTCGCCGGCATCGTCAGACCAGATGTCGAGGAGGTTGATGTCGGACTGGATCCGCATCACGTCGTCGAGGGCGAGGTTGAAGTAATCGCCCTTGTCGATCAACAGCTCGGTGTTGCCGCCTTCCGGCCGGTCGATGGTCAGCAAGCCGTCGGCGCGGTACGGCCGGATGGTGATCGTCGGCTTGGTCCGGATGATGACCTTGTCACCCTGGTTCTTGATCTCGCCTTCGTAGTCGGTGTTCGAGATCGCAGCGAGCACGGTCGAGGCATAGAACTTCTCGATCAGCTTGCCGGACCAGATTTCCGGGATGAATTTGTTGGCGGCGAGCGCGTTGGCGGTCGAGCCGACCGGCCATAGCGGCGGTGTAGTGCCAGCACCTGCTACTGGGAATGCCATCGCATTGCTCCGGAGTTAGCCCCCGGAGCCGAGGTCCCCGGGTGCGGTTAAACGATGCGACCCTCGTTTGCAGCGAGAATGATCGCGGCGTCGTTCTCCAGCTTTTCCGCCTCCCGGCCGCGGTATTTTCCCGCTGCCACGTCGGCATAGAACTGGGTGATCTGCTTGGTCGTGATGATCGGCTTGTCAGCGGGGACCGGAGCTGCCGCTGGGCTGGCTCTGCCTGGCGCCGCGAGACTTTCGAGCGTTACCTTGGCAGGCGGCGTGCCCCCGTTAGGAGCCGGCTGCGTGCCGTTACCCGAAGCTGGCGGAGACCCTGCAGCCTCTTCAGCCACAAAAGCCTTGAAGAAGTTCAGCACCCGCTGGGTCATATTCCCGGCGTACGCTGCCTTCAACAGGTCATGACGTATAGACCCGGAAAACGGATCGGGCAAGGCCAGCCACGAGACGAAACGGTCGTCGTAGTTGATGTCGCGCCACTGTGGCAGCGCCGCATCGAGCTCACCCTGCATCTTCTGACGGGCAGTCTGCGCCGTCGCGGTGGCGACACTGCCCACCGACTTGTCGATGTCGTTGAGCCGCCGCTGCACCTTGAACATCTCGGCGGCGATCTCCTCGCGCGCCTTGCGCGCCACCACGTCGAGAAAGCCGCTGCCGTACTCTTCTTCCTCCTCCGGCGTCACCAGCTTGGAGACGGTGATCGGATCCTCGCGGACCGGCTGCGGTTGCGGCTGGGCCGGACGCTGCGCCTCAAGTGCCGCCAGCCGCGCTGCCAGCGCTGAGCGCTCGCGTTCCGCCCGGGCCAAACGCCCCTCGGCCGAGCGCAGCTTGTGCTCGAGCTCGGCTTCCGGGGCTGGGGCAGTGGGTGGCGGGGCGGGGGCAGCGGTCTGGGTTGGCTGAGGTTGACCGCCGTTGCCGGCGGCTGGCGGCGCTTCAGGCGCATCGGGACCGGGCGTCGGCTCCATCATCTCCTTCTGCATCTGCAGCGCCCGCTGGGTAGCAGCGACGACGGCAGCCGGAAGCCGGACGTTGGGGTCGACGGGGGCGAGCTGGACAGGCATCAGAACATACTCTCGTTAAGTTTTAAGGGCGCGGCGTTTGATCTCGGCGTTTTGCACGGTGTGCCGGGCGTTGGCCAGTGTGGTCAGGAGGTAGTCAGCCTGCACCGCCTGACCCTGGGCATTGGCCAGCATGGTACCGTCGGAGTTGAGCAGGCGCCGGTTGAGGTCGACCGAATAGACGCCGAGCGCCTTCAGGAACTCGTCCCACTCCTTCGGCGCAGCTTGCGACAGGCTGACTGCCGCATAGATCAGTTGCTCGACCTGACCGCGTGCCACCTAGGCTGCCGTAACGTCTTTGGCGCTACCCTTCTTGGCCATCCTGCCAGAGCCGCCACCTTTGGCGAAGTTGCCACCGCCGCGGCCCATCTGGGCCGACTGGCCGGCGATCTGTGGACCGGCCGAGTTTTTACCGGACATGCGGCCGCTGCCACCAGGATTGGTGAACTTCGGCGAGCTTTTGCTCTGGACCTTGCTCTTGTGGCTCGGTGTTGCCTTGCTTCCCATATCGTTCTCCTTTGGTAACTCCGGAAGTTACACCAGCGACGCCGCCCGGATCATGGTCGAAAGGTCGCCATCGTCGACCCGACGCCGGGCCGGGGTCAGCAGCTCCCCAGCCCGCAATCCAATATCATGGCGGTTGATCCTCGACATGTCGACGGCCGGATTATTGGCCCGAACCTGCTTGAGGTACTTTTCGAGATCCTGATCGTCGATCTTGTATGGGACCGTGGTTGCCATGTCAGCCTCCTGTCAGCAGTTGCAGTTGGGCGTTGGTCAGGCGCTTGTTCCAGTAGCTGACGCGGCGCAGCCAGCCGTTAAGAAATTGAGTTGGAGTAAACCCTGCACCTATCTGCAAGCCGGTCGCTGGTGGCACAGTCCCCACCGTATCGACAACCGGTGTGCCGCCATTTAGTACCGCTGCAAAATCGTTGAGTTTGTAAGCAAATGCAGTCTTCCAAGGCACGTTGATCGCTGCAATGTTAGGAGTATTAACTCCTACCTGAGCAACGCCACCAGTAACTACTGCAAGCCGTACTCCAACGCCAAGCTGATGACGTGCGTGCATGATATTAGTAGAGTTAGTGCCAAATAACTCAGCCGGACGAGCGTCAGCCGGAAAGACTGAGTTAAACGCTTCGGTAAACAGCGACCCTTCCACTGCGTTAAACCCGAGTGTAGCAAACGAGGCAAGGGTAATATTATCCGACGACCGCATGACCGCCGCGCTAGTGGTGCGGATTGGGCTGGTGACGAACGCCCCTAGCTCAAGCTGCGGCCAGCCGATC